AGTCAGGCTGTGGGAAGAAAGGAACCATTTTGCCAACGCAGTAGGAACGGTCACGGGGTGGGGATGTTTGCAATTGTTCAGTCTTCACAAATAAACCCGATCTCCCTTCATTCTCAATCGTGGGGCCGAATAATCTTTTGCCCATGCCAGCAGTCAGGAAACAGTAGGCATTGTCATTCAGGTAACGACCTTTGACCGTTTGACCCGGCGCGGTTTCGATCTCATACTGAGCATCGTAAATCTCTAATTGAGTTTTGGACATTGCCAGTTGAGGGACAACCCGCATTAGAATCTCAGGAGACACGGCACTAGCCACACCCGCAGCCGGAACATTAGACAACATCCCAGTAGATAACGCTCGGTTACGGGTTGATTCTTGACGGCTTAAATGGATAGCCAACCGATTAGACATCACAATCTTGTCGGGGTAATATCCTTTCTTGTCGTAGAAGTTGAGTAAGTGATCTTCAATATCCTGCAACCCTGTGGCTGTAGTGTAAGCATCCCATTTAGCCGTCCCAGATAAGGCTGTAGGATACTGATCGGCTGTAGTGGTATAAGCCAATTTAGCCGTTACACCGGATCGGGGGTCGGTATAACTAACTTGACCCGACTGTAAAACTTGCCAAGTTAAGACGTTGGCTAGTTTGATCACCCGTGGCTGCAAACTAGCGACGGAGCCGTAAAGCATATCAATGAATGTCTGGGACATATTGCCCGGTAACATCCGTTTAAACTTCAGCATTTGCTCCTGCTTTTTCTCATCCCAGTTGTGGGCGATCGCCAGCTTAAAGAAGTCTCCATCAAACTTAATTAGACTTCCTGCACCCGTTGAGACAACCTCACCATCAACGGAAATCACGGAAGCGATTGCTAGGTTTTGTTTAACAAGATATGCCAACACATCAGGGTCATCGGAAAACTCAAGGGTGACAAAATCATCCATCAGTTTGTATTGACTCAGAACGCCGGGGTCGGGTTTTTTGCCCATCCGTTGTAGGAGGGATTCTTTATCTGGGTCAATCAAGAATTGAAAAGTATCGTTATACAGGAGTTGAACCTGTGCAGCCGATACGTTATTTAAGAAATCTGCAATATACATTAATCAAGTCCCTCCGTTAAGGAATAAAAGTTAGTTTCGGCAGTTGGCTTTGGATGTCACCGTCAATGTATGGCAACGCATTAATAGAAACGACACCACCTGAGTATGGAGCGATAAACTGATCTCCGTCATAGAGCGAGATAGTGCTATTCAACACCCCGACAACAACATCCCCAATCGTGCCGATCTTGGCTCCAATAGCTAGGGAGGCGTTACCACCTTGAGGGGTGATCGTCAAGGTTCCGATTGCAGTGGTCACATCAGCAACCGCAGTCCCTAAAGTGTTAGCAACGCCCTGAGCTACCGTTACAGCCGTGGTAAAGATGATTCCTTCCTGGTCTGTAGTCAGTGTCAAAACACCGCCCGGAGTTGTTACTCGGATTTCTTCTAAGGGAGAAGACCCAGATTGTGCTTTGGTGATAGCCGCTTTTAGACCATCGGCAACGTTCTGATTTGATGCAGCCGTGGCAACGAATGAAATCGGAGCGTCATTGATGGAAACGGTAAAGATATTGCCAACAGCAACCGAAGCAAAGGTAACGGTTGTAACTTGTCTTTGAGTCAAAGAATCAATACCCGTCACAGTCCCAAATAGCGGGGCTGTAGCTGCACGAATAGCGGTTTCTTCTGTGTACCGTGAAACCCCTGGTGCTGCAATGTAGCGAAGTACATCTCCAATCTTGAAAACCTGGGGGCATTCCACAATTACAACAGTTTCGCCGGAAACATAGGGAGCGAGAATCTTAGCCCGACCTAAAGGACGATGACCGCCTGTAGATTTCTTAGCAAGAAAAACACCCGCAGGAACGGATTTAGATCCTGCAATAGATGGGATGTCCGACTCCTCTAAGCAGCAAGAAAACGCGGCTTCGGTATTGGTATTAACCGCGATAACTGGGGGGTCTGAATAAAAACGGGTTACTTTCATTTGTTACTCCTAAACGTATCCATTGCGGGTGCGGAATGATTGAATGGACTGCACATCTTCATGGGAGAAGTCTGTGTCAATCGGGTCGTTAGCCATTTGTCCAAATTGAGCGATAGGGCCGCGAGCGTTGGCAATATAAAGGTAATATTGCAGACGATCTAACTGTTGACCCGGTGGGACGCTTAACCCTTCACAAGCCGAGGAAAATTGAGCCGTCCGATCTTGACCCGTTTCAAATTCTCCAATCAGCAGTCGGCGCTCATGGGTTGTTAAAATCCCAGCGGCAATCATCTGATCACATTGCCGTTCGATAGCTCGGAGGGTTTCACCAATGGCTTGCTGTTCCTTGAGGGCTTCAAATTCGGCACGGAGTCCGATGTCAGCATTCATGGTGACAACGGGTTCAGCATAAATACCTTCACTGAGGGAATAGGAATCATTGGGAGATCCCCCTAACTCAGTAAAAGCATTGGCAGCCAGATTAACGAAATCGTTATAATCTTGACCGTTTAACTGAAAAGCGTCTGCTAATTCGGCGGCGGTTTCGGGTTCGATTGCCAGCGTCCCATCAAACAGGCTAGAAATATCTCGCCCGTCTAATCCGGTGATTTCACTGACAACAGCAACACCATCATCAATTGAGTTGAAACGTTGCTCAATCAAACCCGCTAAAGTTTGACCAAATCCCTGAGAAAAAGAAGCAATATATCCCATGTTTTGGGAGTATTCTTCCATCTCGCCTTCATCTTCCATTCGAGATTCTTCTACGTCAATTCCAAAGATTTGATAAAGAGTAGAAGCAAAATCTTCAATCCCTTCAGCGATTACATCATCCATTTCTTCTTCGCCCAAAACTTCCCTATCCTCTTGATCAAGGGCAGATTGAGCTAATTCAAGAAATGCCGAAAATGTTTCTGCTGAATCGTGAACTTCCTCGAAAGTTGTTGACTCTAAGATTGCTTGAATTTGACTAAGTGAATCCACTTTATTTCCTCCTAACTTGTTCTACAACGATTTTTCCATTTTTGGTTCTTCTGCGACGGGAAAACGTTTTTCCTATGCCGATACCGATAGCAGCTTCAGGTCTTGTCAAGATGAGAAGTCCTTGCTTAACTTTTGGGCGTTTTTCAAGGTATTCTCTATTGTTTTGCCTGAGTTGACTACGACCATATAAAGCACCTAGTCCTATACCTCCAATTGCAGCCGTACCATATAGTAAGGCATTGAAAGAAGCTAATTGATTTCGATGTTTAACCCTCCTAATAATAATCATTTTCTGTTTACCCGTTCTATGATTATTTTGCCCTCAGATTTTGCAGAATCTAAAGCCTTTTGCAAGGTTATTCTTTGACGTTCTGCCCCTTTATTTACCCGTTCTATTCGACCAAACGGGTTAAAACCAAACTGAGCTAAAGATGGGGATCTTATTCTCCTAATAATTATCATTTTCTATTCACTTGCTCAACAACGATTTTTCCATTTTTGGTACGACGACGGCGGGTGAAACTTTTTGATCCGGCTGCAATCATGCCACCTCCAATAAAAGCAGCAGCTAATGGGGCAACCCTGTAAGCACCTAACTTTCCTGGGTTCTGTTTTGCCCAACTAGCGGCAGCGTTTAAGTTGGCAGCATTTTTAATGTTAGCAGCACTCGGATTCTTGACAACTTCTTGCATGGCTGCACCTGCTCTATCCTTTGCCTTTTCAGCAAGATATCGCCCGTACTTACGAAAAGGCTCTTTAATTAGATCAACGAGTCCAAAGTTTGCTTCATTGCTTACCCTTCGTCTTACAATAATCATGCTTTTCTCCTAACTTGTTCGACCACTATTTTTCCATTTTTAGACCTACGCCTTCGGGTGAAGAACGCACCCGCACCGACCAACCCAGCAACACCCAAACCAGCTAGTAATAGCTTTGTTGGTATTTTTTTAGGTACATCTTTTTCCGTGAGGTTAAACTTAGGCGGTTCTACATGAACTTTTTGATTTACCCTTTCTTGTGTTTCCTTGAAAGAATCATTTAATTTCTGGCGCAGTCTTTCAGCTTCTTGTGTTAGCTCTTTTTGGCGAGGGGTTAAGTTTTCGGTATAAGATTTTGGTGTTGGAGTTGCAGACTCCCCTCCTACACGGATAACTCTCGACGGGTTCCCTGTCCATAAGTCTCTATCCAAAGATTGCCAACCCCGTTCATAACCACGCCTTGCGTATGTTTTCGTAGCCCTCCTTTGTTTCCTGTCATCACCCTTACTCCTACGCCCTTCTGGAAGTGCATAAGTAGCAAACAGCGCGGATTTGGCGGGTCTAGTCCTACGAACAATGATCATTGTTTTCTCCTAACTTGTTCAACAACAATCTTGCCTTTTTTAGTTCGACGACGACGCATGAACGTTGCACCCCCAGCGACAGCCGCACCCGCAGCAAGTAGACCCAATCCAGCAGCACCGCCAACAGCTAGTTTTCCAACCGAGCGAGAGTGTCTCCTAAAAGATTCCGCTCGATTATAAAGTTCAGTCAGTTTTTTTGCGTCAGCCGGATGAATGGTTGCGCGAGAGTTTTGTTTAAGCTGTTCCCTAAGTGAGTCATTCACTTTCTTAACCGCATTTTGATGAGGAGCTTCAGCCCAATCCGCAACTCTATTTCCAACTCTGTCAAAAATATCAGCGCCCTTTGCTTTTTTAGGATATCCACCACCCCAAGGGTCGCTATCAACAACTTCTGTTTTTACCCCAAAATTGGCATATTTCTGATATTTATTAACTTCAATTTGAGAGAATATTGGCACGGTATACCTCTACTTTTGTCTTTTGCATTAGCGTCTAACCCTCTCAATAATTTGTTTACCTTTAGATGATCTTCGTCTCCTGATAAAGTAAGCTCCTGCACCTACTAAACCCGCAGCAGCTAGACCTGCTAATACCGCTTTTGAGTTTGATCCAGATTTAGGTACTGTTTTGGGATTTGTTTGCGAGTATTTCGGGTCTTCTACCCAAACATCTTTATCCCAATCCCAATAACGACCAGAGAAACTGGCAATGGATTCTTTGTGCCTAACCCTTCTGACAACAATCATTAGCGTCTAACCCTCTCAATAATTTGTTTACCTTTAGATGATTTTCGTCTCCTAATAAAGTAAGCTCCTGCACCTACTAAACCCGCAGCAGCTAGACCTGCTAATATTGCTTTTGAGTTTGATCTACCAGGTTTAGGTACTGTTTTGGAGTTAGTTGCAGTGTTTGGGGATTGTGGGGGTGGAGGAGGACTAGCATCTACACTGGGATTAAGGAATCGTGTAGATGGAGGAACTTGCTGATTTGGTGCGGTTCGATTAATTTTTTCGGGATCAAACCAATCATCCCAAGGATCTTTAAGTTGCCGAGCCAAGTCCCTAGACGTCCAATATTGCTTTTGAGCCTTTAACTTAGCAGATCGTCTTTCATATCTATTATGTTCTCTATTTTTTTTTGCTTGCAATGACTCATTATCAGCGTTTCTCCTCCACTTTTGATGACTGACAAAAGCGTCAAGAGATCCAGAGCTGTGTCCGTCGTAAAAACCGGAACCACGGGGCATCAATGCTTTTTGAAACAATGCGGAGCTTCTATGTATAACCCTCCGAACGATAATCATTAGCGTCTCACTTGTTCAACAATCATTTTTCCGGTTTTGCTACGACGGCGACGCATAAACATTGCCCCACCACCCGCAGCACCACCACCCGCAACAGCAAGTCCGGCAAGTCCAGCACCGAGTTTTCCTGGGTTTTTTTCTGCCCATTCAGCCATTCCCCCAAGGTTTCGAGAACCCCTGACGGCTCCCATTCCCGTCATTGTCGTCGCTACACGCTCGGCGGATCTGTTTGCAGCAGCTCGGACACCTTTTGCGGCGACACCTCCAACCGCGCGGAATGGCATTTTTGCTATTTTTACAGCACCCTTTAAGACTCCTTTTGCCATATCCGCAGCACCAAAAACAGCTACACCCGCACCGTTTTGATAATTATTATATTTATCAACTTCTGCCATTGAAAACATGGCTACAGGCGGTTCGTATTGGTAAAAACTCATTTTTGTCTCCTTAAATACTTAGTGTGAAAATAACAAAATTATCGGTTCTTTCTCCGTCTTCTTAACCCCGTCTCACCAAAATTAGAAGTAGTGTTACTCAGGGAATAAGTGGCTTGCCCTTTAACTAATTCGTTGGCATAAGGGCTTGAATTGTACGGCGATTCCGGTTCTTGATTTATTGATTGACTCAAATTATCAAGCCCAAAATATTGCTTAATTTCTGCCGTAAATTCGTCAATCGCAGTTGATAACAATTGCTCAGGAGTTACCGCTACCAATTGTTCAGGTGAGGCTTTTTGAATCCGTTGGATGGTTTGTAATAGGATTTCAAACTCCTCTAGCAAGTCCTCTCTTTGTCGCTTAAACGTTCCCTGCTCCTCTTTGACTGAAGCAAAACTCAAGTCTTGAACAGTAGATGACGCAGCGAAAAGCGCGGGGCCGTGAATAGCAGGAAAAGCAACGGCGGATACTTCTGCTAACCTTTCAAGTTTTAGATCAACGCCCGGACTTAAAAGATTAATTAGTTTTGATCGGACTTCGTTAACCTTATTAAGAATATTAACCCTGGAAAATGCACCTAATTTTCCGATTAAGTGTTGCATTTTTGGGTTGGGTAAATCCTCTTGACGGATAACCCGACACTCGAAAGGACTAACAAAAATCCCAAGTTTTTTGAGTTCACCGTCCGCCCCGATCAATTGCTTGCTATGATCGGACATAAGTGGAATCTCATAACCTTGAGACATTGCCGCATTTGTCCGTTGTGCAATTCTCAATATCCGTTCTGACGGGAACTCGTGGACTACCCCTTGGTTATCTTTATGCGTTCCCTCAATTAAAACCAAAGCGTTTTTAATCAGTTCTCCGGTGGGGTTGTCTTCAGAAAACTGACACAATCCACCTATACCGTCAAAGCAAGAAACACCCATAGGGAAGGGGTAAATAATGGGTCAATTACAATACTATTCTGTTAACTCAAACTCTGGCAAAAAACATCCCAATTCAGGATACTTAGACAGTATCGGATTAAGGTTAAGGAAACTAAGGGAAAATAGGAATATGACTCAACTTGAACTAGGGAAGTTACTTAACTATAAGCAAAATTCTATAAGCAGAAAAGAATCCGGTGTGTCACAAATATCAAGTATTGAAGTCGTTAACATTTCCAGGGTTTTGAGTTTAACTTCGTCTGAGCTAATTTATTTATTATTGGGGGTTGATAGTGGTTGAGAAATTAAGTTACCTTCCGGGTCAAATATCACCCAGTCTTGATAATTTAATCTGGGATTTTGTCTCTAGCTTAGACACTAGGGGAAAATACCCAATTAAGGATTTAGCTGCAATGCTCAAAGCCGATCCAATATCGGGCGCGGCTTTGACTGTTAAGGCATCACGGGCGATCGCATTAATAGGGACGTTTAAGCATGGAAACAATGATGTGGCTAGTTTTCCCTCTGGCAATTTTACTCCGGTTGAGTTTATTAATTCCTGTTGGGAATTAATGGATGGGTCTTTATCTGACGTGATCCTTCAGATGAGTAAACAAGCTTATGGTTTAGGTCGGAGTGTGGCGGAGATTGTGTTTAGTACCGAGATGGAGGGACACAAGGGAGAATTAAGGATTAAGCGACTTAATATTTTAGAGCCTAGTCGGATTAAGTTTGCAGGGAAATCCGGTCAGATAGATCGGATTATTTATTCGTCTAGTAAAGGAGAGGTGGGAATCCCCTATGCAAAGTGCCTGCATATCTCAAATACTCCAATTGATAGCAATGATCCGAATGGAGATCCGCAAGCCGCAGCAGCCTATCCTTTCTGGGAATTTCATAAGTTACTGATGCGGGAATGGAGTGTAGCTTGTCAACGGCAAGCGACGGGGTTAACTATCGTACAAGTTCCGTCAACTGAACCAATCCCGATGATGGACTCGAACGGCAAGCCTATTCTTGACGAATACGGACAGACTAAAAACACATCGGCATTAGCTCAGGCTTTAGATCAATTAAAGGATTTAGCTAATGGATCGATTGTGGGAACGGATAAAAATAACACTATTACTACGATTCCCCAAACCGGGGGGGAGGGTTTCTTTAATTTAACTTCTGAAAAATTAGATAAATATAGATGGTTAGCTTATGGAATCCCATATACCATCTTTAATGAAGGCACTGCTACGCTCGGACAGGCTGGTTTGAACTCAGGACATAGATTAATTCTGGATGGTTTAATTGAGGAAATAGCCAGACAATTTAGAGATAGATTAATTAATAACGTTTGTCGCCCTTTGCTGATGTGGAACTTTGGAATACAAGATAATTATGGAACTTTTGAGTCTGAACAATTCTTAGATCCGGCACAATCTGGGATGAGAGTTTCTAATATTATGACTTGTATTCAAACGGGTTTATTCAATCCCACTGATTTAGAGGCATTGAATCAGCTTAGAAAAGACTTGGGATTAAGCCAAAGAAGACAGGAGGATTTTAACCAAGAATTAATTGAAAAAATCATGGCAGCCGAACAGCAAAAACAAGCGCAGGAACAAGCGCAATCAGAGGCATCAACAGAGGAAAAACCAGAGGAGAGTAACCCATATTTATAACTTTCCGGTGTAACCAACCTTGATCTCGATTTTGATTTTTCTGCTATCTGTAGATTGAGGTGTTTGAGATACATTGACTTCTGACCTTGATCCAACAATCTGACTGGGGGAACCAGAAAAAGCCCCCCAATCACACCCGCCAATAGGCTCGGATAATCTAACTAAGCTAACGTTATTTGATCCTACCTGAACAGGATTAAAAGCAAAAGCCCTAATTACTGAAGGGAATCCAGGGATGGATGTATTTAACTGAACAGCTACGGATTGACCTTGAGGCTTTGATTGCCTAGCAGATCCTTTCTGGATAGGTGATTGAGATTTAATAATATTTGCTAGAGTTTGACCTAAACCACTTTCTGTAAGAATTTTCATGAGTACGATTTTTCCTGGTAACTTGAATCAATGCTTTCCCCCTACTGTATCAGTTGAAACGGGGGGAAGTTTAACAACAAATGGCACGATTTATTTAGGGATTCAAGCCTTTAATGAATCGGGCGTTAACTTTTGCTCAACACTTGTACTAGCAAATTATACAGTCGGGAGTCGAATTAGGGTTCAGTTTAATTCTGCCAATAGAACCGAGGGAACTTTATTTCCTTATTATCTCTTAATTGCTTCACCTAATAACGACAAAGCCAATGGTCACGTTATCGGAATCTGGAAAAACTGGGAAGACAACGGCAAAACTTTAGCGACATTCTCTGACTTACTCTTGAGTCAAAATACTGATCTAACTATCACCCCGTCGTCTGTAGCAAACCCTCTGGCACTACCAACAAACGCTATTCAGGGGCAAATAAGAACCGTTACCAGTTTGGGTGCTTATTACATGAGGCTAAACACCCCGCAAGCTGTTGATGGGGTTAAAGTTATTTCTGATAGTTTAGGGAATAAATGGGTTTTAAATCTTGGATCTACAAACTACGGAGCATTCCCAATTGGTGGCACTAGCGGAGTTTTTGGCTGTCATCAACCCGCAGCAAATATTGACGCTGAAATCTTGGCAAATAACCCGTTTTTTCCACGCCCTATTTATACTCCCGATGGTAGTGGATCATTATTCGATCCCGACCAATCACCAATTAGATTAGCTTTTCTGAATCTGTACGAATCAGAGATGGGAGTGGGCAGGAGACTCCGTTTAAACTGTTTTCTGAATGGCTCGGAGCCTGTTTCTAATTTACTGAGTGGAAAGATATTCGCAAGGGTTTTAGGCTTTGTCAATATCGAATCTGGGGAGCTTGTTACCGAGAATGATACGGGCGACGGCAACGATATGGATGGTATTGGGGAATGGGTTTCTGTTGATACGAAGTTAGGCTTTTTTGTATTTCAAAGACCATTACCCTATAATTGGGTTGTCGCTGTTGAGATAGCCGTTGGTTTCAAGTCTTCAGAATTGCAGATAGCACCCGGATCTGTTTTAAGTTTCACACTTAGCTGCGGGGTTCAGTCGGGCGTTTTAGTTGAGGGTGGTCTGATTTATAGGCAGCCACAAGGGGGATTGATTTATAAAGACGAAAACTATACGGGTCGGGTTTTGCCGGATTCTGTAGGGGTAAAAGTTGGCAGGATGCGGGGGGGGATGATTCATGGATCGCAGTCTCGAATATTCGAATTTTTGGATACACCTGAGCAGTTTTTATCTGGATTCTTAACTAATACTGTAGGGCAAAAAATAACCCTCAGTCGTGATGGTGTAGCCACTTTTCGAGGTATTGACGCTATCCAGTCATCAGAGGCATTGTTGGCAATTGTTTCTACAAAGGCGGGAGAATCTAGGGTTTTTTGGGGTGCTAGTGAATCAGTTTTGAGTAGTCAGGGGATTTCGACACTAATAACCTATCCATCGGGAGGTTTCAACGTTTCCTTAATTCGTTTCTACCTTTTGATTAACGGCGTTTTATATAGACAGGATTCTCCTTCTGGAGTCACAACAGGGCTAACGTCTCAAACTTTTAATATTTCTGCTATTACTGGATTTAGTTTGATAGCTTTAGAACCGACCAATTATATTCCTGGTTTATTTTTATCGCCAGGTATAGCGGTAAGTTTATCCTCTGGATCTTTGTCTGGAAATATTAAATTAGGGGTTTCCTATGTTTACAGTGGAAGTGTATTGTCAGCAATTTCTCAAGATGTTTCACTGGGATGTTTGCCCATCCTAGATTTTGATGCTATGATTGAAAGAACAGCAAGGAAAATGGCGTTAATTTTTGGATAATATGAGAAATTTAAGTTATGTCTCGCAAGAGTTAATAAAAATATTAAAGTTAACTCAACCTCAAGTTAGAAACGAATACAATCAAGTTATTCTATCAACTCAAAGACAGACGGTTGTAATTCCAAAACAATCTAATTCTAAAAGATCATCATCTAGTTCAAGGAGTGTTTGATGTCATTATCAGTCGAAGCTCAGACAAATCTAAACAGTCTCTTAGTTGCCTTAGATGAGCAAATGCAATTAAGCGAAAATGCAGCCTACCAAGCCGCATTAAAATACAACGCCGTATTGAGTTGTTTTGCTGGTGTTGATGGTGGTTTTACTGACACCTCCACACTCGCAAAAGATGCAACATCAACGGCGATCAACGCCAAACTTCCATCTTTATCAAGTGGTAGAGTCCCAGTCTCTTTACCAACAATAACCGCCGAGTTAGATTGTAGATTGCTAACAACAAATACAACAATTGCAACTGGTAGTTATTTCCTTTATTTAAAGGTACTCGTAGGGGATGTAACTATTAATGGATTAACATTTTCATCCGGTGAA